GTTGCGTTTGTTGTACCACCTGTTAATGTTTCTGCACCGTCAAACCACTGAATCTGAACCTGTTGTCCTTGTGTCAACGGTGTGACTGTTGAACCATCAGCGTGTTGTGCATCTGTAGTTCCCCACTGTCCTCTTGTAACTGTAAGATCATTACCAGTAACGTTAGTTACTTGCATAACCTCGTTGTTAACACGTATCAATGCTCCAGACACAACAGCAGTTCCATCTGTGACTGATAATGTTGTGTCACCAGCAGCATATGCTGCACCTTCATTTATAGTTGTAGTTGTAGTTGCTTCTGTAAATAAACTTACGTATTGACCTGGTTTGTGAGCAGCAGCACTTGTACCCCATTGTGCTCTTGTCACAGGAACGTTTGCTCCACCTGTTGTGCCAGCATAGAAAACTGGTGTACCACTGAGCAGGACTTCAGCGTTAGCAGTTCCATCTGATAAAACAAAGTATGATGCGTTAGCAGCAGCGACACCATCAGAAAACTTAAGGTTGGTTACACCTGTGCCGATGTCTGCTGCTTCTATTGTCATAGAGGCAGTACCAAGACCTCTAAATGTTGCACTAAAACTAGATGTTCCACCACTAACGGTTTCACCACCTTGGAAAGTTCCAACTGCACCAGCAACGTTACATTGAACTGATGTGGTTGTTAGAACCTTAACGTAGTTTGTGATAGTTGCAGTAGATATAACTGCGTCAAATAACTTTGCAGTTTTTGCTTTGTCTGAACTAACAATTTCTAAACCAGGTGTGACTGTTCCTCTACTTACACCAGGTGCAATTTCTATTTTATATGATGATACTGGATTACCACGTGCAAACTTGTACGTGTTGGCATCCATTGTTAATTCTTGTGTATAGTCTTTGTGACCAATACGATATGTTGTAGCACTGTTACCTCTATCTGCGACTTGTAACACCGTAGTTGCTGTAGTGTCAACGTCTGTAGAATAAAGGACTGATGCTGTAGTTGCTGCGGGGGCTAAAGCAGCTAGTTTTCCTGCTGTCATTTTGTTTTACCAGAGTCCTGCGAAATGATTTTGTAGTCTGAGTCTGCCACCAAAGTCAGGTGCAGCGATGGAACCACCGAAACTAATCGCTAATGTTCCAACGTTATCAGTTGATAAGAGAGTTGCGTCTGAGTTGGGGAATCTAATGGTTTTAGTTCCTGTTATATTATCTAGGGCGAAATTAACCTTGTTCTGATCATTCGTACTATCAATTAACTGGAATTCAACAGCAGACTTATTCTCAAAGACTTGTTGTGCTTTTTCTGTTACAACTTTATTAATGTCATTAAGTTCAACATTAAGGTTAGTTGCTGGAAAAGCGAACTTTAATAATGTAGTAGCACTAATGTCCGACAAATCGAACTGAATACGTTTGGTAACGTCAGTGCCATCTGCAAATCTAGGATCTGCATACTCTTTGTTCTTGAATACCTGTGTTGCTTCAGTTCCTGCAACAGTCAGCGACTGGTCAGGGAAAGTAACAATACGGTTTGAAGTAACATCTCCAGATTGGAAAGTAACCTTTGGTGTAGGATTCTCTGGATCACCCGATTCAATATTAGATATTGAAGGGTTAATTAAGTTCTTATTAGTTATATTCTGTTCTGTTATCGTATCAATCAGCGTTGACTGTCCTGCTGAAGTACCATAGTCGGGCAATCTATAGATATGCGTAACAGGTGCTTCCCAAGAGTCAGTCTCAAACAGTGCTATTTTACCAGCATTTGATGATCCGACAATTTGTAAGTTACCATCTTGTATGATGATAGTCTTGTTACTCAACGTTTGTGAAGTATCGTTACCTACAAGAGTTGTAGATGTGAAACTTCCTGTACTTGGTAAGGCAAAGGATCTAATTCCAGCACCAGTAGATACACCAGATATTTCAAACTTTGCTTTCTTATCAGGGTTCTGATCGTCTGCTAAGAAGAAATTGACATCCTGAAATTCAGCAGGTCCATTGACAAGGAACTTTCCAGATCCCTGTGGTCTCATATCTATGTTTACGTTAGATGACGTTGTGTCACCCGCAATCATTCGTATCGTAGCAGATCCGTCAGCGTTATTTTGCTTCTTATAGTACATACTAGATGTACCGAAAGCAATACCTAACTCATTATATGCGTCTTGATATAAACCTGTGTCCCTATCCAAATCGAAACATAATCCTGGTTGTGACTGGGATCCTGCTCCAACTCCTTTGAAAATCTGATTGATCTTCGCTTTCCTGTTAGGAATCAGTGGGTCTGATATAACGACTGGAAGAATTGCTTCTCCTGTCAGTACAGCATCTGCTAGAGTATCTAATTGTGAAATTCTTTTTGTTCCCACGTACTCAAGCGTTATTTAATACAGTTTTATTTATATCACTTCTTTCTTGGTAAAATATTTTTTGATGACTTCTATCTGATCGTGGTACTTTGCGATCATATCTAACTCACCTTCCATAGCTTCTACAATGTTAGAATGCTCTCCAATACCAGTGGCATTGTTCAGATATACTTCCACGTTAGCGATATGTTTTTGCATATCACCATTAGCGTGTGCCAGTAATGCTTTAATAAGTGTGTCTCTCATAATTTTCAAATAACTTATATATCATAACATATTTAATATGGAATGTCTTCATCGTGTACACCTTCTAACAGATCATTCATTTCAAATACAAGAGGATGACATTCTTCCATAATAAGATACTGACTTACGTGATAAAGTTCTTCTAACGTGAATTCTTGAACTTCTTGACACGCTTCTATAAGATCTATATCTGGATTATCAATTTCCTCAAAAGTAAATGGTAGTCCATTAATGAACCACATTTGTACACATCCTACATTCTTTAGTATGTGATAGTCAGATGTTACCTTATACATTTTGTAAATTTAAAAGGACCTTTTTCAGAACCCCAGAGCAACTGTCCATTCTTACGTCCTTTATCTGACGTAATAAACTCATCTTTAGTAAGTTTTGCTTGCGTATCTATTTCAACACCCTCTTTGCTTATCCATCCCTTTTCAGTTTGACCTACCCAACCATCAGATGATCGTGTCCAGATAGTGTCTGCTGACTTCTCATCACCATTATATGTTTCTAAGATGATAGAAGTTTCTTGTTCTATTAGTTTATGTGTTCTTGATCTGTAGGGTTTTGACTGACCTTGATAGTCATACCATTGCTTTGTATGTAGAACACCGTTTTCCCAATACCATAGGTAATGTACATATGCAAAACTAGCGGGTGCTAATTGTGCTTGCTTCAAATTATGCCAGTGATGTACCAGCATATTGGAAAATTGATCCATTGATCTGAATTATGTATGCTTAAAAATAAATGGAGAAGGTACTACACCCCATTTAACTTTACCAGTTCCATCTACTCCTTTGTCCATAGAAGTAAATGTTTCTGAGTCTAATGAAATTCTAGACTCAACCTTTATACCGTTATGATCTACCTGACCATCTGTCCTACCAACATATACTCCTGCTTCAGATTCAGTAAACTCTATTGTGATATTACTTTCAACAATTAAAAGTTGAAGTTTATTTTCACCAGGATACTGAGATAACCAGTGAGTTCTTTCTCTATATGTTTCACCATTCCAATGATACCACTGTTTAGATGACAAAACACCATCGTGATTTAAAAACCAATCATAATGCACGTGTGCAAATTGATTTGGTTGACACTGTGCTTGGTGTAGGTTATCCCACTTATGAAGTAAACATTTTATAAAATGATTTTTGTCTATCATAGATCATTCATTGCCTCTCTCGTTAAATCTGACGCAAAGTTTGCGACATCAGTTTGTGGTGGTAGACCTCCAATACCAGATGTAGGTAAAGGTCCTTGATGATATTCTGCTGCCTTTTCTCTCTCACGTAGAGCATCATCAACTTGTGTTGCCTGTGTATTTGCTACAGGTGTGATAAGAACATTTCCATCGGGAGTTTCTACAACAAAAGGTGTACCCCTTGCTGCTAATTTTAGTGTGAAAGCAATATTCTCTATTGCTTCTTGTGATGATAATCTATTCATAATACGAAACACCTCATATCTTCGGGCATCATTTCTTTAATGACTGATACTACCTCTGCAAATCCTTTTGCTCCGTCTTCGTCCCAACTAAACCTAACCTTTTCAATATTCCCATCATCGGACTGAAGGGACAGCGTGCGGGTTCTGATGTTGATCCAAACATAGGTTAACCATTCATTGTGTATGTTGTATGTAGTTTCCATAAGAAAAATAAATGATTCAGCGTTAAGACAATTTAAAATCTCACCGCCTTCTGGTTCTTTCATTCTATCTCCCCATTAAAGGTACACAAGATATTGCTGTAAAACCTGTTGAGTTTTCAGCAATTTGAATTGCTTCGTTTTTGTCAGCAGCGTTGTCCACTACCCATTCCAAAGGTGAACTAGCACGAGGTCTGCGAAGTCTGACGAGATAGTTGTTTTTCATAAACTAAGTATAACATCAATTTAGGAAAATGGGAAGTCCAATTATTTGAGTAGGTCCTCCTGCACATCCCACAACCATTTTTCCTGCTCCAACATTATATCTTGCCTGTCCTACTGGAACTACGTTTACAATACCACCACCAGGTCCTGCTGCCAGTTCTCCAATAACTCCTTTAGGTGCAGCAACAACTGTCAAATGACCACCTTTTGCACCTACTACTGTGTCTAACATACCACCACCTTTTGCACCTGTTTCTGCAATACGAATATGTGCAGCAGGGAGAGGTGATGTACCAATACCTGTTCCACATATGATAATATCAGGTCCTTTTATGATAGAAAGTCTACCTGTGATTGCTGGTAGTGGATTCAATGTTGCAATCATACTAAAGTGTGCATTAGCAATGAATTCTGTTTTCCATTGACACTCGTTGATAATCTCACCAGAGATTGAATTCATTAGTGATGCAGACTTAACTGTTGTTGCAGTAGCATTCAGATCTAGATTGTTTACAGCACTTATTGTCATATTTGCTGTTTGTGCTTTCATATCACCTTCTACTGCTAAATCATAATCTGAAGCATATGTGGTTGATGCTTTTTGTTGTTGTGGATTTGGATTACCACTGTCATCCGTTCCAACACCCTGTGATATATGTTCTGTTCTAGTTCCTAACACTTCAACGTTGAAGTTACCCATAACTTTAAGAGTGTAATCACCCTCAATAGTTACAACCTTATTACCTTTAACTGCTGTTGCTTCGTCACCACCAATGATTGCAGTAGAATTACCAGGCATATTAATATGCTGATCACCCAATGCAGTAGCAATCGTAGTCTGACCACCAGCGTGTGTAACAATAGTTTTTTCTTTTCCTTTTGTATTGTCCTGTATAACAGCAGCACCATTCAAGAATGTTGTTACCTGTGTTGCATATGAATCAATACCTTGCATCAGGTTAGAGAAATAATCTCCTTTAGTTTGTGATCCAGTATATCCACCATCAGTACCATATGTACCTGTGTTTATTTCTATCTCTTGTTGTAGATATTCTGGAACTGATGCACACGTACTTGTACCCAACAAGGGCAACCAGAACTTTTGTTTCGGTGGTGTTAAACTTCGTCCACAATCTTTATTACCAAACAGTGATGTAATAATACCAATGATAATGCTTATTAATGAACCCCAACTAATCTTAGAGAAATCAAATGCGAAGAGTGATTTCAATGCACCAACAACTTTTCTTGCTACTCCTGCAATATTTTTAGCAACTCCGATAGCAGCACTTATCTTCTGTGCTACTCCTGCTACTTTACCAATAGCACCTTGAATCTTTCCTATAATTCCATTTACTGTGTCATTTACTTTATCAGCAATACCACCAACAACTTTATCTACTATATTATTTGCGATTGAATCAGCAAACCCATCTATGTTACTGATAGCACCGTTAATAGCACCTAGAATATAACTTGCTTCAAAGTTACAGAACAATGATGTTATCTTACTAGCAAGTGATAACAACTTACTAATGATACCAAGTGGAGCAATACTAGACAGTGCACTTGTGACACCACCTATCAATGCAGAGATTTGTTGTGCCAGTAATTGCTTCAAAGATGACATTACACCAGTAATGGAGTTAGCAACAAACTGTTTGACTTTTGCCAAACTGGTTACTATGATGTCGTTCTTAACTTTTTTACCTGTAATGAGAGAGACGAGATTACCGTCTTTACCTTGTGCTAGTGAACCACTGAGATTACCTAATTCGGTAAGCATTCTATCAAGGTCTTTATCAAACCCTTCTCCTGTAGGACCTCCAATACCATCAGCAATACCAAATGCTTCTGCTGGTATTTTTAGTGGATTGGTAGCATAATGACCTGGTGACATTTGCTCTAAAAGCGAAATAACACCACGTGATTTTTCTTCACCACCTTGTTCATCGCCAGGTGTGTCTCCACCAACGACAGTAAACTGATTACCACTATGAACTGTCTCTCCTGATGATACTGACTTAGATTGAGGATTCATCTCCTCATCTGTTAATGATTCTGTGCTGTCAGCAACTACAGTAGCAGATATTTGTTCACCTGTTTCTGGATCTCCATCAGAACTCTTTGAGTCACTGAGGTTTCTCATACCGTGTATCGACCCCATAACAACAGGTAATTGTGCTTCTTCACCATCAAGGAAGAAACCAAGAACCGTAGCACCTACTTGTAACTGAGTCGAGGTACCAGTATTCTTGATACCCGCTTGGTCTGTAGGTAATAAAACAGATGACCACGGTAGTGCATCTGTTGGGATTTCATCTTTATATGCTACTTCTCCGTGACCTGTATACCAACCGACAATACGAACTTTGACCCTACCAATCTTTTGGGGGTCTTTAATGGATTCGACTTCACCCACCCACCAGGTGAATCCGTCTCTACCCATTACGTCAGTTTTTCCGATTACATCAATACGTGCCACGATTAACTATAAGAAATCCATCCTGTTACTATGTATTTATCCTCTTTAGGAGCAGGAACTCCGTGATGAACGTGAGTCCAATCACACGGCCATAACAAAGTCAACCCTTTTTCGGGTTTCATTGATAGGTCTTGGTGTACCCACTGGGTTTCTCCACCCTCTTCTACATTGTTTAGATACGTCATCCAGACTAGATGTCTGAAGGATGTAGTTTTATTTGATCCTACTCTCTCGGTGTGAGGTTGAGAGAATGCTTCACCAGGTTTGTAATGTTGAATATTAAATGGTTCTATTACTTCTAATTCTGCCATAGATGCCCAAGGGTACTGCTCAATGTATAATGTGATAGCACCTTGAATAGCATCAAGATATTTAATGATACGTGGATCCTTTATGAACGAGGGAACCGCCATATCTGTTGAGTTTTTAATTATAGGATCTACTCCACCAGAATACTCACCTTTTACTTTATCCAAGTAGGTACAGTCATTGTAGAATTCCATAACTCCATCAATGATGTCCTCATCTATGTGTCCTCCAGCAATGAAGGATTGTACTGCACTCATAATATAAGTTTAAGTTATTATTATTTAGTCGTCATAAACCAAGCATTCAGGTTCATCTGGGTGCATATCGCAGAATAGTTCCAACGCATTAGGGTCGTGATGATCTCCAGCTTTAATTTCATCTGCGTGATGTTCTGCATATACTTCCAACTCGTGTAACTCTTCTTTATAGTGTCTGCGTGCAGCAGGACTTGTGGTAGGGTCGTCAACGATCTTTTGATCGTTTTTGATGTGATCTTCTATTGTTTTCATATTAGTTAGGTGTTTGAACTGAGTCTTTAGATAGTTTCAAAAACGTGGTTATTCCTTCACGTGTATATGAATGTTCTAAACCTGTTACTAGATATAAACCAGAATAAATTGGATCTGGTACAGTTCTATTTTCTTCTTTAGCAGAAGATGGAATCAAACATTCAATAATCATTCCTACATACAATCCTACATTACCAGGTACAGTAATGTCAAGTGTAATAGCATTTAATAGTTGCCAACGAGAGAAACTATATGCTGACGCACTAACAGTATCATAGTCCATATTACCAGCAGATCCTGTAGAATCTTTGTCATTCTTAGAATCTTTCATACCTGGTAAGGCACGAATCTTAGTACGTGTAGGGTTACTATCCTCAAAGTATTTAGGCTTTATCTTAGGATAAGGGAACTGATCGTTTAAAATAGCACCTCCTTCTTTAGCAATTCCAAACACAGAATTGAGACCCATATGTAACGGAGGATTGATAGATCCAGAACTTTTACTTCCTTCTTCACTAGAAGATGATGGTAAATTTCCTGATGTTAGTGCTGGTAATTTTATACCAATTACAGTGTTACTATAGGCACCTGTTCTCATCTTTTCAAGATGGTTAGCCCTGTCGGGAAAGTTTATACTCTCAATCTTATATGTGTTATCTGTACTATCACCAACGTTTGCTTGTTCGTATGTGTACACTGGGTGATTTTCTTTTGTAGGATTTTTATCAGAGCAGTGCCAATCTAATGTGTGGAAGTAATAACCGTGTTTGTTTTCATAAAAAGTATATCCAGCTGTCTGTGTTTCTTCACTTACGATCTTATCTTGAATGTATGATATAGCATCAAATGGTCTCCAACTGGGTGAAATAAAATTAAAGTTACCCTTGGATGGCTCGAAAGAATATTTTTTACCACTTGATTTAAGATGTTCTTTTAATATACTTTTAACGTGTGATGATCCACTATTCTCTCTGAATACTTTAAATACCTTATTACTCTCATTGTTTATCATCTCTGGTGATACAGTAAAGAGAACATATGCTTGTGCTCTTTCAGATTTAGTAACGGCACCTATCTTAAAAATTCTTTGACTGATAGTAAGTGGTAAACCAGGTGAGCAATCACTTTCTATTTCTATTTCAATAAGTTCATTACCAGTAAGACCACTGACAAGATCATTAGTATCAAATATAGCAAATTCCATTCTAAGAGAAGGAACATCAATAGATTCAAAGTATCTCCAACCAGAACATATATTACGAATATCTACAACACTACCTTTCTCTGGTGATATATCATCAGTCATAGTAGTATTGTCCCCATCATCTGCCATAACGAGGTTGAACTTAGTTAATTTATATCCTTTGGGTTGTGCGTCAGACATTATAAACTACTGAGTGGTGCAGATCCTTCAGCACTTCGACCAAATCGACTGAATAGGTAATCCGTAGCAGGATTACGTGGACCTTCTTGTACTATTGGCATTGGTGAAGGACCATCATCAATAATTGTTTTTGAGTCAGGTAATACCATAGCATCTGCAACGATTGTTTGTATAGAATCTTTCATATTTGCACCTGATGCTTTAGATGCTGCTGTTTTTACTTTACCATATGCTGCTTGTAATAGTTTTCCAACTTCTTTAGGATCTGGGCTGACTGCTTGGAATATAGGTGCGACTGCATTGATCACTGGATGTGACATAATGACAGGTTCTACCTTGTCAGCAACACGTCCAACGAGACTCTTCATTGCTTTGAACATACCACCTGTAGAGAGCTCAGGAATATTTCCAAGATGAACAGTCCTTGCCATAGTTGGTGCTATCTGTCCACCATCACTGAACTGTGGTACTTTGAATCCCATAGATGATGCTTGACTCATACGTGATGCAGTCAAACCAGGATTCATACGGGTGTGTGGCGTATCGAACGGGATAACAAATCCACCAGATGAACGTTTTGCAACATACTCTACACCGTGACCTATGAAATCAACCTGTGTTCCATTGAGTGATACAGGATAACCACTCATCGGACCTGATATCCATCCCCCAGCTGACATTTGTTTTACATTATCACCATCACCTGTTGGTGTAACATCAGTGCTTGGTACTAACTTAAGTAATGCTGTAATACCTTTGAATAATAATATCAAAGGTCCGAGAACAATGTTACCCATCTGTTCTGCTATATTCATCAATACTGGTAGATGAGGTTTTATAAACTTTGTAATATTATCAATCACAGGTCCCATTGCCACAAACATATCCTTAAATGCTTTCATTACTGGATCAAATATCTTCTTAGCAAATGCTTGTATCTTACCGAAGATTTCCTTTAAAGTATTGAAGAAATCTTTTGCTATAGGTCCTAGAAACTTACCTACGTTTTTACCAAGGAAACCACCTAAAGCACCACCGATAGCACCA